CAACCGGCCGGGAAGGGGCCCCATACAACCCCATATCCACCACACAGTACATAAACCGATGAACCAACGAAAAAAGGGGGGGACAAGTAAGGGGGGTTATTATGCTTGGAAACCGTAAGGAGACATAAAACCCGATAAGGACGAGAACAAAAAAAAGAAAAGAGTAAAGAGTAAAGAGTAAAGAGAACTGAAAGAAAAATCAGAGAACTAGATGAAAAGTACTCTGGAAAGAGAAGAGAAAAAAGAATCCCGAAAGGGAAGTTAGAAAAAAGCCCAGGAAAAAACAGAGGAAAAAACAGAGAAGAGTAGAAAAATTTTAGGGAAAAGGGGAAGTGAAGAAAATCCTAACCGTCACCCATCTTCCCCCCCCATCCTTGCAATGTTAAGAAAATCCTTGACTATGCGATAGAAAGCGGTTATATCGTGGAAGTATGCCGAAGAACGAGAAGAAGAAAAAGAAGCCGCGGATCAGCTTGACGCAGATCTTGAGGGACATCCTGGCCGAAGAGGATCCGGCCCATCCTGGCCGTACTCGGGGTGAGGCGTTCATGCGGATCGCCCTAAACGCTGCGGTCAAAGCCTTCCACGAAGGGAAGTTTCAATTCTTTATCGAAGTGTGGAACCGCGTAGACGGGAAGGTTCCGGACAAGCTGGAAACACGGCAAACGGATTCTTGGGAAATCGCGTTTGAGACTGCCGGCGAGACCGTGGGCAACGGATCGCGCCTCAGTGATAGCGTCAAGGCGACCATACCAATCGAGCCCCGCAAGCCGACGGCCATCGTGCCGATCAAAGCGGCTGAACCCTTCGTGATTGGCGACCAGGATCGATCCGGCAACCCCAAACCTAAGAATACGGGAACTTGACCAGGAAAAAACCGAATTCTTCCAGAGAACCGACATTCCGGCCAACCTGGCCGTTCCCCCAAAAGACCACAAGCTCGAGGAGGCGCGAGAAGGGGCCTATTTCGCAACGTCGGCCGGATGATACCCAAGACATAGGCCGGGGGGAGATGTGGCCAAAATGGGGCCCTCTCGGGCGTTTGACGGCAAGCGAGCCCGAAATCCTAAATTTCGAATTTGCTTTTAGGGCTTTACGCCCCCTATCTTCTCCTCCTTCTCCCTCTATTAAGGTTTTTTCATGATCGCATTACGACGTCATTGTGAGGTATCGGAGAAGCAGCGGGAGTTTTTGGAGAGTTCTGCTGTGAGGAGGGCTTATATAGGAGGGAGGGGTAGTGGTAAGACGTGGGCGGGATGTTTAGCGAGTTTGATAGAGTTGGGTAGGGGTAGGTGTAGTGGGGCGGTGGTGGCGCCGACGTATGTGATGGTACAGGACGTGATATTGCCGACGTTTAGGGAGTTGGCGGGACCGGTGGTGGAGAGTTTTAACAAGGCGGCGTTGCGGGCGGAGTTTGTGAACGGGAGTTCGGTGATATTTCGCAGTGCGGACAGGCCGGACCGGTTGAGGGGTTTGAATTTGAGTTTTTTTTGGTTGGATGAGGCGGCGTTATGTGATGAGTATGTGTGGAGGGTATTGGTGGCGACGTTACGTGAGGGTGGTAGGGGAGGTAAGGCGTGGATTACGACGACGCCTCGGGGGAAGTCTCATTGGATATACCGGTTGAGGGAGGGCAAGGGGGCGAGGCACTGGCATTTTGTGCATGCTTCGATGTTTGACAATCCGTTTTTGGGGGAGGATTTCAAGGAGGCGATAGAGAGGGAGTATGGGGTGGGTTGGTTTGGGAAGCAGGAGATAGGTGGGGAGTTTGTGGACCCGGAGGGTGCGTTATTTCAGCGGCGGTGGTTCAAGGTTACGGATGGGGTGCCTGATGAGTTTGTGCAGGTGACTCGGGGTTGGGATTTAGCGTTGAGTGTAAGGGTTAAGGCGGATTACACGTGTGGTGTGAAGGTTGGGATAACGCGTGATGGTGATGTTTGGGTTTTGGATGTGATTAGGGGGAAGTGGGAGTGGCCGGACGCGCGCAAGGAGATCATCAAGACGGCGCAGCGTGATGGGGTGGAGTGTCATATTGCGGTGGAGAAGAACGCTTTTCAGTTGAGTGCTTTACAGGAGCTTTGGAGGGAGCCTCAGTTGGTGGGGTATGCGATACTCCCGGTGCACCGGACTGCGGACAAGTTATCGGTGGCGTTGCCTTTTGCGTCGCGTGCGCAAGCGGGAAAGGTTTTTATCAAGCGTGCGTCATGGACGGATGGTTTTTTGGACGAGTTATGTTCGTTTGATGGTTCCGGGAAGCTTCATGATGATCAGGTTGACGCAGTGGTGAACGCGGCGGGGATTCAGCCTCCGTCGTTGCCTTCGGAGATTGATGTATGGTGAATATCTTTCGGCGTTTATTCGGTTCTTCCCGCCGAAAATTCTATACTCCGTTTCAACGGGACTGGGCGCTTGCCCGGTTGAATATTCCGGACAAACCCCTTGAGCAGCCTTATGCGCAGCATGCTTGGGTTTATGCGTGTGTGAGATCTATAGCGACGCGTGTGGCTTCGGTACCTTTTGTCCTTTACCAGGGATCGGGAGATGATCCGCGGAAGGTGGAGCAGGGAGATCTTTATGAGATTTTCAATCGACCGAACCCTTATTGGACGCGGTACCACCTTTGGGAGGCCACGGCGACATATCTTATGTTGCAGGGAAACGCCTTGTGGGTGATGGAGCGTACGCGGCCGAACCAGGAGCCCATGGGGATATATGTTTTCGGAAAAGATAGATTCAAACCCGTTTTTAAACCGGGGTCCCGGGAAATCGAACATTGGGAATTCAGGTTGGGGAGCAGCAACCAGACCATGCGGCTTGAATCTTTTCAGGTGGCCTGGTTTCAGATCTTCAATCCCTACTCGGAATTCTGGGGAATGGCTCCCATGGAAGCCGCGCGTGCCGGCGCCGAACAGGATTGGCTGGCGCAGATTATGAACCGGGCCTTCTTTGAAAATTCATGCGTCCCCGGCGGCGTCATGAAGATTCAACACCCCACTACGGCGGAACAAATAAAACAATACCGTACGCAATTCGAATCGAAATATATGGGAACGCGGAAAGCCTTCAGGCTTCTCGTGCTTCCGCATGACATAGAATACGACCCCATAAAGATCTCTTATATCGACATGCAGTTCGTGGAACAGCGGAAGATGAGTCGTGAAGAGATTTGTGCCGTGTTCCACGTACCCCCGTCTGAAATCGGTGTCTTCGATCGTGTTCACAAGGCCGTTGCAAAAGGGGTTCAGCGTCAGTACTGGGAAGGAACCATAAAACCTATACTGAGGTTGATCGAGGATACTCTTCGAGCGCAGTTTTTCCTTCCTTATGACGGTGAAAGAACTTGGGGCGCTTTTGATTTTTCGAATATCGAGGCTCTCAAGGATGACGAAGACGCAAAAATCGAACGAGCGGAAAAACTCTTCAAGATGGGCGTCCCCCTGAACGTGATAAATGAAGTTTTGAACTTGGGGCTTCCGAAGGTTGAAGGCGGTGATGTCGGATACTTGCCGATAAATCTTTTTCCCGTAACGGATCGGCCGAAAGTAATTCCCTCGATTCAGGATGGAGGAAACGGATCAAAGGTTCTGCCGGTTCCGATTAAAGGACAGCTTACGGCACCCTCGAAACGAACCGTAATCCCCGACTCCCAGGAACATTTCGATATCATGGGGCCGTGGATTCAGAAGATGTCCAAACCCGAAAAAAGTTTCGCCGGGAAAATCAGAACGTACTTACAGAAGGTGCGGTCTTTCTTTCTCATGATGCTGGGACGTGGAAAGGAAACGTATGGAGAAGATATCGTAAACTTTCCCGACAGTATGTTTGATCTTCCGAAAGAGTTTGATGAGAAGCTCGGGAAGATCGCGGAAAAACATTATATCTCCGTTGCGGCCGCAATGGGGCCGTTGATCGAAGAAGATCTTATGGGAGTGGGGATAAGCTTTTCCTTTGATCCTAAACAACCCGAAATCGCGGACTTCCTCAAAACCAAGGTGATAAAAGTCGTAGAGCATGTAAACGGAGGTTTGAGGGAACGGGTGCGGGCGGCGTTGATCAAGGCGAAAGAGACCGGAGCTACGTTTCAGGAGCTTCAGGAATCTTTGGTTTCACTTGTGGCGGGAGACCGTAAACGGGCTTTGAGAATCGCACGAACGGAAACCGCACAAGCGAGCAACGGGTTTGAATATCAGAGCTTCAAGCTCGCAGGCGTGAAGATGCAGCAGTGGATTGCAGCACTTGACGAACGTACACGTGATTCCCATATCGAAATGATGGGACTCGGGCCGTGGCCGGTTGGGAAACAGTTCCCGAACGGCTGCATGTATCCGGGGGATGTCGAAGGTCCTCCGGAAGAAGTGATTAACTGTAGGTGTAAGGCGATTCCAGTTGAATAATGCAACTTCAGGATATACAGACTTTAGCGGGTTTAGTCTTACTTTTGGCAGCGGTAATCGGTTCGTGGGTAGAAATGCGACTGAAAATCAAACGACAAGAAACTGAATTGCAGAACCTTAAGCGGAAGCATGATTCCGAATGGAGCTCTTTCCGACAACAGTATATCGACTGCCGGAAAGAACAAGACGGACGTTTTCACCAGCTCATGAAAGAGATTTCCGACAGCAACGGAAAACTTTTCAAGGCGTTTGCAAAACTTCAGACCGAGATCGCCATTCAGACTCAAAAGCTCGATGATCTGATTGCTTGGAAAGACAATGGAGGCACAGATGGAAACTCGTGAATATGCGACGATTTTCACCAAGATCAAAAAGGCGGATGATGATTCCCGTGTAATTAAATTCATCGGGACTACCGCCGTTCGCGATCGTATGGGTGATGAAATTCCGTTGAGCGGTTGGGATTTCAAAGCATACCGGAAAAATCCCATCGTGCTCTGGGCGCATGATTACTCCCAGCCTCCGATCGGACGTACGTTGAAGATCAAAAAAGAAGAAGTCGAAGAAGGAAAACAGGGATGGGCTTTTGAGGTGGAGTTCGCGCCGGGAGATGCAAACCCCAAAGCGGAACAGATCTATCAACTCGTGAAACGGGGTTTTGTCAACGCGGTTTCCGTAGGATTTCAAAGTCACGAATCTCAATGGATTGAAGAAGAAGAGGATGACAAAGAAAAAAGTAACGATAAACCGGATATCCGTCCGGGAAAGATCTTCAAGAAAAAGGAACTCCTGGAATTGAGCGTGGTTCCGGTTCCTGCGAATCCCGAAGCCCTTATCGCTGCAAAACAGAAGGGGGAAATCTCCGTTCCCAAAGAACTCGACGTGGCGCTTACGGAATATTATGTGACAAAAGCAAGTAAGGCGATCGATACGACGAGACGGATTCTCGAAAAGCTGAAAGAAAAAGAAGTCATTACGAAACCCGGATGGGAAGACAAACCGGATTGGAAAGAGATTAAGTATCGTGTGCGTGATCCTAAGCTTTTTAAGGACGGAACCTTCAGGCGGGTCACCATACAGAAGAAGAAGCCGAAGGTCATTGCAATCATGGGGAAGCTCAAGGGTGAAGACACCATGACGATTCAATCCTTGAGGTTTCCGAAGGATGATGGGTGGACGGTGGAAAAAGCAAAAGCCTGGGTCAAGGCGCATAAGGATTCTTTGAAAGAGATGGAACGAACTCTTTCGGAGTTCGATCTTTATGAAGAGCTGAATTTGAAGGATTGGGAAGGATGGGTGGATAGATACTTTGATCCGGACGCCTCAACGGACATTGCGGATCTTTTTGAGGAAGACGAAAAGGAATTTGAAGAAGCACTGGAAGAAATAGGTCCTGAACCGCCGGACGAAACCGAAGCGCAACCGGAAGAGGAGAATGCGGAAACGCCCGAAGAGGGTGCGCAACCCGAAACTTCCGAGAATGCGGAAACTTCGGAAGAGGAAGGCGAAAAGGGAATGGTTTTTCGTATCAAGCGCGAAAGAGATCCGACGTTCAAAGTAAAACTCTCTTAGGAGGAAATTTCGATGGAAGAAAAAGAAAAGAAAAAGGAAGAGCAGAAAGAGCCCGAGATTGTAGAGCTCGGACAGAAGCAGCTTGCGGAACTTATCGCTACCGCGGTGGAAGAGAAGACCAAGGCCATTGTTGACGAAGTCAAGGAGCTTCGGAAGGATGCCGCTCACATTCTTCCGGAACCCGACGTCAAGGAAGAAGAAAAGGAAAAGATCTACGGCCGCGGAATCGACGAAAGCAACTACGAAGAGGTCATCAAGGAGTTCAACGCGAAACTGAACGAGAAGGTTCAGCGTGACCGCGAAGTGCCGAAGAATGAGTTCTCTTTTGTAAGGTTTCTTTGGGCGCAGAAAACCGGTGACTGGAAACATGCGCCGTACGAGAGAGCCGCATGGGAGGCGTCGCAACAGAAGGCGCTCACATGGGCTTCCGGGTCCGGCGGCGGTTACTGGGTGGATGCCGAGTTTCTGCCTGAAGAGTTCATCAACTATTTCGCGGCTCAAATCGTTTGCCGTAAAGCCGGTTGCAAGGTGCTTCAGGCCACCGGTTCGCCGGTAAACATTCCGAAGATCACCGCAGGGGCGACCGCTTACTGGGTGGATCAGAACGCGACGATCACTGCTTCCGACCAGACCCCGGCTCAACTCCAGTTGACTCCGCACTGGTGTGTTGCCAGGACTCAGCTTTCGAGGTTCCTGGTTCGTTCCAGTCAGGGGGCGGCGGAACAGATCGTTCGTCAGGATATCGCTCAGAAACTTGCTCGTGCGGTTGACGACGCCATGCTTGAGGGAACGGGCTCGAACTCGCAACCGACCGGCATGGCCTCAACGGCCGGAATCAACACTGTGGCGATCGGAACCAACGGCGGCGCGATCACCTTCGACAAGTTGAGGGAAATGCTCTACAAGCTCCAGGAGGATGATGTTCCTCTGGACGGAGTCGTGTGGGTCATGAACCCCAGAACGTGGTGGGGGATCACGCAGCTCACGGTTAACAGCGAAGACAATCATTTTGTTTTCAATCCGAGCCAACAGTTGACCGAGGCCATGAAGCTTTACGGCTTCCCGGTTTATCTCTCGACTCAGGTGGCGATCGATAACACCAAAGGCACGGGAGAGGATCTCGCGAACATCTTCCTTGTGAAGATGACCGATATCATTCTGTGCGAGTGGGGTGGAATCGAAGTCGAAGCGACCGATGTCGGTGGAGACGCCTGGGCCAAGAATCTGATCGAAGTGAAGGCGACGTATACCGTGGATGTCGGAGTTCGTCATCCTACGGCTGTTTGTCTCATCAGCGATTCGACAACGTAAGTTTGAGGTATCGTTTCCCGGGGAGGGAAATGTGGGATCCCGCTCCCCTATCCCTCCTCGGGATACGAGCCTCTTAGAGATCCGATGTTCGAAAGAATAAAAAGGTGGCTTATGACGACCAAAGAGAAAAAATGGAAAGTGCGTGGTGGCTTCATGTTTCCCAAAGACCGGGCAAATAACATTTATCTTGAAGCCGGTTCGGTTTTTACGGCGACCGATGCCGAAGTCGAACCCTATCATTGGATGGTTGAGGAGGTCGAGGAAACAAAAAAGCAGCCGCCGGCCGAAGAATCTGAAACTGCGGAAGAAAAAGATCCTCCGAGACGAAAGCGTGGGCGACCCCCTAAGTTTCCAAGAGCTTTTGCCGAGCCTCCGGAGGATAGGGCTTATTAACGATGAAACTTTGCGCGCTTGCCGATGTGAAAACGCTTCTCGGAATCGAAACGTCGGAACTGGCGTATGATGACGAGTTGAATGATCTTATAGATGCGGTATCGGCGGAAGCGGAACGCTACATGGGACGCAACGCGACGACGGGAAGTTACACAGAATATTTTGATGTTGAGGTCGATTCCGAAGTGTTCCAGTTGTCAGCGTTTCCGCTTTCGTCCATAACGCACATCTATAATGATCCGGATTGGGAATATGGATCGGATACGGAAATCTCCACCGATTATTTCAGTCCCAATGATGATCGAGGACAGATCTACATCAACAAATATGTTCTGGTTGAAGGCTGGAAAGCCCTCAAGGTGGAATATACCGGCGGCATGGGCGCGGATACTTCGGAATTCAAAACGAATTATCCGGATATCGCGAATGCGGTTGCCCGCCAGGTTGCTTATTACTTCAAGAACAAGCGGCATATCGGCGATACTGCCATTAATACCCAGACCGGTTCAGTATCTTTTATCACTGGCGCGAAATGGTTGACGGAAACAAAAGAGGTTCTCGACACCTATAAGGTGCCGATGCTGTGATGAAATGGCCGATCGAGCAATAGAAATAAAGATCGCGAAAGAACAGCTTGAAAAAACGCTGAAACGAATGCGGTCTATGATGGTTCCTATCAGCAAAAGAGGGCTTGGGGATTGGGCGGCGCAGACGTTGGCCGTGGTCGTATCTCGAAACCTTGGACGGCCCGGATTGAATGTCCGAACCGGTCAGCTTAATCGCGGTTGGAGGCATCAAGAACTTGGAGAAACATTTGATACTCTAAGAACTCGGCTTTATACACATGTCATTTATGCCGCGACGCATGAATATGATACGACGATTACCCCGAAAAACGCAAAAATGCTTGCGATTCCCCTGAAGGGGACTCCGGCTACGGATGCGAAAGGAAATCCTCTTTATTCTTCTCCGCTCCGGCAGACGCTTCCTTCGGGAAACTGGAGGATAAAGAGAAGCAAAAAAGGCTCTCTTCTTCTCGGCCGCCAGGAGGGAGAAAATTTTCAGCCTTGGTTCCTTTTGAGGAAAAGCGTACATATTCCGCCGCGTTTGAGATTCAGGGAGACGGTTCGCGAGCAGATAACCGCTTTACGCGACATTTTGGCCGAAAAATACAAGAAGGTGGTAAAGGGTGGCTGATACGATCAAAACTCAGATCGTTTCCGATATGGTAAGCGCAATCGAGAACATTACGGTTGCGAACGGATATAATCGGAATGTCCGAAAAGTATCAAGCTCCGCCCTACCGGTTTCCGATGCTCAACGCGATCTTGTTTTTTTAATGACCGGTCGGGAAACAAAAGAGGATCGTACGAACAGCGTCACCGAATGCAACTTAACTGTAATGGTAGGATGCGTCGTTGAGGACTATTCGAATCTTATGAAAGCGGTTCACGATATTGCTGCGGATGTAACTAAGGCCCTTCTAAGCGATATTACGCGAGGTGGACTCGCAGTCGATACAAGAATCGTATCAATCGAAGATCAATTGAATGAAGATCTGGAGCCTCTCGGGACGTGTATTTTAGAGGTTCTTGTCAAATACCGTCACTTGTGGGGAGACCCCTACACGGCTGTTTAATGGGAGAATAAACGATGGCTGTAATTCTTACTCGACAAAAAGTCTTAGCGGCAAAAGTCGAATCGACCAAGGGAACGGCGGAAACGCTTTCCGCAAGTGACGCCGGCATTCTGGTCGAGGACGTAACCTTTTCTTTTGCACCGGAAGAAGTCCCGCGTAACCCTCTGCGGGATAATATTTCGACCTTGCAGTCGATTCCCGGCGCTCGGATTGCAACGATAACGTTCCGGGCGGAACTCAAGGGTTCCGGCACCGATACGACGCCTCCTTCCTGGGGAGTTTTTCTCAAAGGATGTGGATTCTCGGAAACCGTAGGGGCTTCTGACGTGACCTATACTCCTGAGACCAATGACGCGGATACGGACACCTTGACGATCGCGGTTTACACTGGTTCGGGCTCGAACACCAGAATCCACAAAATGTATGGGGCGAGAGGCTCGGTTTCTTTTGAGTTCAATGCGAATAACGTCTCTTATGCGAACTTCACCTTTTCCGGAATCTATAGCGGCGTAAGCGACGGAACTCAACTTTCTCCGACTTATGAATCAACCGTTCCCGTCCCTTGGTATGACGGAAATGTGACTTGGAATTTCGGATCTTCATATTCGACTGCCGTGCTTTCGGCGCTTACCATTGATCTCAACAACGATGTTGTACTTAGAGAAAACGCGAATGCTTCAACCGGTTTGAGCTATGCCGTCATAACAGGACGAGATCCGGGAGGCAGTATCGATCCCGATGCGGTACTCGTGGCGACGCAGGATTGGTATTCCCACATGTTGACGCCTACGACCGGATCTTTTTCGTTTGATGTTGGCTCTTCAACCGGAAACAAGCTTTCCTTTTCTGCTCCGAAGTTTCAGGTTGTGGGACTTGACGTTGGGGATCGTGATTCGGTCATGACCGATGCCATCACGTTTAAATTGCGTGGCGACAGCGGTGATGACGAACTCACTATAACTCATTCGTAATGGCAAAAGAAAGGAGATCCGACAATGATTGCCATCTCGCCGAAAGAAGTCAGAGAATACATTCTTGAGAATGAACGGGGATCGGAAAGTCCGACGATTTTCAAGTTACGTCCGCTTTCTCTTAGAGAGACGATAGAGATTGAAGATCTTATCGGAAATTCGCTCGAAGCATCGGGTTATCCCGTAGGGACATTTAATTATCGAGTCATTCGATATGGCCTTTGCGGATGGTCTAACCTTAAAGATCAAGAAGGACAAGAGGTTCCGTTCATTACCGATCCCAACGGGCGAGTATCAGACAAGAGTCTTGAGAGACTTCCGACTGCGGTTCGCACCGAACTTGCGAATGCTATTTGGACGATGTCGAACATTGATAGCCGAGAAGCAAAAAACTGAAAATCGCGGTAGCCGTGTCCGAAGGAGTTTTCAAGGATTACGACTGCCGCACATGTTCTCCGGAAGAACGAAGAAAACGAGGTTGCAAGGAAGAAGCAACCGATCGGAAGTATTGGTACAAGCTCGGCGACGATGGGGAATGGATCAAACGATGTCCTTATGCCTTAATAACCAAACGACATCTTTTGATCGTGCAATTGACTTCTCTTGTCGAAATAGGGGCATGGCCAGATCCGGGCGGGGCATTGGATCAAGCAAATACTTTTTATCGTGCCGCTTGTATAGTTTCTGCGGCAAAGAACGAAAGAGATAAAAATGCCAGGTGAACCGGTTCTTTCGATTGTCGTAAAGCTGAAAGATCTTTTCACGAATCGCTTTCAGAAGCTTTCGGATACCGTCAGGCGAAGCAGCGCAAAAATGCGCGCAAGTTTCTTCGGTTTGGGAAGAGCGATTACGGACGTTCGCAATATTCTTCGCGGCTTCATTTTCTACGGACTTATGCGGGCCGGTAAGGCTTTTGTCCAAACCGGGATTCAGATTGAAGCGATTCGAAGAGGCTTTCAAAGCATGGCACAGAATTTTGGGCAGGATTCAAATAAAATCCTTGCCGCCATGAAGAAAGCTTCTCGGGGAATGCTCTCTGATTTTGAGCTCATGAAGCAGGCGAATAATGCTTTTCTGCTTCAAGTTGCAAAAACGCCTGAAGAATTTGCTCAAGTTACGCAAGCAGCGCGTCGTCTTGGTCAAGCAATGGGTGTAGACCTTAAGCGCGCCATGGATTCTCTCATTCTCGGTATCGGCCGACAATCGATTCGATGGTTGGACAATATCGGTCTTATTGTTAAAGCCGAAGATGCAAACGAAAAATATGCGCGTTCTGTAGGTAAAGCCGTTTCTCAGCTTTCGCAAATGGAACGACGCAAAGCATTTAAAGCTGCTGTATGGGAAGCCATGCGAAAAAAGATGGCAAGCCTTGGAAAGGATGTGGATCTTGCTGCCAACGCATGGGGAGAACTTGGGGCAAACATAGAAAATGTCTATAACCTTTTAGCGGACAAATTGCGGCCCGTTTTGAAAGATCTTGCAACGGGTTTAAGTCAGACCTTTAAAGAGATCAAGCCTTCTCTTGAATATATTATTACTGGTGTTGCGCAACTATTTAATGACCTTGAAGAAGGACTTAGAAGAACAGGACAGAGTTTTGGTTATCTTTGGGGCCGTTTAGAATCACGAGGCCGCTGGATCAGCAGTCGTCTTTATCGTCAAACCAGAGGAAGAAGACTGGCGCAACGCCGAGCTGCCGGAATAGTTTCCGTGCCTGCACCGGTAGCTCGTGCCGGATGGCGTCCACAAGCAACCGGATTGCATCCTCCAGGCGAAATGGATTGGACAAGCAGGACTTGGGTTGATGTCGTGCGGGCAAAATATCTTGGGTCCGCCGAACCATGGCGAATGTCTGCGGAAGAAGCCCGAATCTATTTAGATGCGCTTTATCAAGTAAGAGACAACCTTCTGGTTGTTCAAGAAGCGCATGCCGAAGGTGCGAGAGGCGCTGCTCAGATGTGGGAATCATTAAAACTGGCGGCGTTAAACTATAAAGACATGCTTGGTTCCACAGCGCAAATCATGAGCGATTCTTTTCAGCAAGCTTTCGAGGCAATTGAGAAAACGATATCTACGGTTTTCTTTGATGCCATGATAGGAAAAATGAAATCGTTTAAGGATTATATGCGATCGTTTTTGACGGATATCGCAAGAATGCTTTCTCGGCTTGCTGCACAAATGATGCTCAGCGGAATTTTTTCGGCATTGTTTCCTGGACCCAAAGGAGCGACGAACGCGGCGGTGGCGCGTCTTTCCCCAGCACGAATTACGGGTGGCGGATATCCTACACATGCCGAAGGGGGAATCATTACAAGGCCGCACTTTGGGCTTGTGGGAGAATCGGGACCAGAGGCGATAATCCCTCTTAAAAGCGGCCGTGTGCCAGTAGAACTCAAAGGCGGCGCTGGGAATGTTACGGTCAACATGAACATAACGGCTGCGGATGCTCGTTCTTTTGATCAAATGCTCGAAGAACGAAAAAGGAAGATCGAAGAGATTGTGAAAAACGCAATGCGTCAAAGTGTTGATATGCGGTCAACCGTGAGAGGACTGGCGTAATATGGCCGATCTCATAAAGATTATCGATACCGGAAGCGGAAGCGGATATGATTACTCTTCTCTTTCGAGTTGGGAAGCTGCTTACGGCGGTGTCGGTAATTATGGGGACTGTGTCGGTCAAAATCAAAGAGCAATAGCGAAATGTCGTGCAACTACCGGTGCGGCTGATACGACTTCCTGCACGATCTCCGGCTGGACTTCAAGCGACTCTTCTTATTATCCATGGGTTTATGCTGAAACCGGTTATCGGCATCATGGAATCTGGCCGAGTGGAAATATCTATCGTCTGGACGTAAGCGGCTCGGTAGCCCTTAAAACGTTCATGAACTATACGGTGATTGAATGGATTGCGGCCAGAATCGCTCCTACTGCGGATTACGCTTCTGCAATCTGGATGAAGGCCCGCTATTGCGAAACCCATCACTGCTTGGGTGTTGTCAACGGAGGCTCCTCATATATCTATTGCGCCGGATTTTATATCCAAAACAATCCGACCGGCTCGGGACCATGGCATAAGGTCTGGAACTGTATCGCGTATAACGCTTCTTCCGCTTCTACCCATGCCGGATATATTGTTTCTGGAGACGGCATTACGGCCTACATTTCGGCCTGTACGGCTGCGGATTGCTACAACGGCGTTCTTGCCAGGTACGGAACGACTTTGGCGAAAAACGTCGTGGTCTTTGGAACGACCAATGGTTTCCAAACATCCGGAAGTGGGTCTTTCTCCTCCTCAAGCGACTCTTGCGCTTCAGATCAGAATGATGCTCCCGGAACCAATGGAGTCAACCTTTCTTCGTATGCAGGCTCTCAGATCTTTAAAGATTACTCAGGAGACGATTTTCGGGTCCTCGGGACGACATCTCCGATCTATGATGCCGGAGGGAATCTCTATAGCGACAGCAATATCGCCATAACGGACGATATAGACGGTGATTCGCGACCTTCGAGCGGGTCCTGGGATATCGGTGCCGACGAGCTCAGGCTCGCTTCTGGGGCCGTTGTGACGGCTTCTGTGAGCGTTGACGGAGTCTGTACCCAACCGGATAGCGCAAACGCCTCGGGAACGATCTACACGGGGGAAGTTTCGGTCTCCGGGACAGCCAGTATTTCCCGGCAAGGGGCTACAGGCGCGGTTATCTTTGATCTTTTCACGGTTTCCGGAACGGCAACATGGGAACGAGTCACCGTAGAGAAAGAATATGATACTTTCCCCTTGAATCCCAGCTTCTCGGTTCAGGAATCGTTTGACTGGGATGTAGTCGAGAGCCAATCGGAAGCGGGGCCGATCCAAACACGAGCCAGGCGCAGAAAACCGAGACGGTCATGGAAAATCAGGATATTTCCGGCAACGGAAAGCGAAGCAGAAATCTTCCGAGCATTCCTCAGAGATCATGTCGGCCCCGCTCGTCCTTTCTATTTCAATGCCGTAGACGAACTCGCTCGGCCGTATTCCGCGCCTGAAGTAACTTCCACGGAAGGTAGCATTCTTACGTCTCGAACCGTATATGCTGGCTATACGTGGGCTTCAGAGGCCGGAGAAACGACGATTTCGGTTGAAAAGGCCAGCCTTGCTCTTTCCGATTATCATCGCCTTCAGGTGACCGTTCCGGAATTTCCTCCCAATGTAGAGCAGGCATGGGTCTACGTCGGACCTTCTTCTTCGGTTCTTTACAAACAGGATACTCCGATTACCAATACCGGAGGAACATGGATGGAGCCTGCCGGAGGATATTCGTCTTCCGGAGCAAGCCCTCCTTCTGAGAATACTCTTTCGGAAACCGTTTTCGTTCATTTTGCGGAAGACTCGGCTCTAATCACAAAAGACGCTCAGGATCGATATACGCTTGAAGCTGTTTTTGAAGAGCTTTATCCGCAGACCGAACGTACCGTGACGATAAGCGGTGCGATTACGGCTGGGTCTGTTTCGGTCTCTGGAACGGCGGCGCTTCTTGCTCGAAATGCCATAGGGACTATCGAGACTGGAAATGTGACGGTTTCAGGTTCTGCGTCGGTTTCCGGATATCATGCCGTCGGAGAGATTACAACCGGAACCGTTACTGTAAGCGGGACTTGCGGCGGTTTCGTGTCAGCAAGCGGAACCATTACGACAGGAGAAATCGAAGTTTCGGGAACGGCTTCTGCTTCCGTAACCGGCAATTGGTATGTTGACGGCACTTCCGGCTCAGATTCCAATTCCGGAGATCAAGACCATCCGTTCAAGACTATCGGAAAGGCGCTTACGGTAGTTACCGAATTCGATACGATTTCCGTAGCAGCCGGAACCTACAATGAATCGCTCTCCATTCCCGTCAATTACGTTACGTTGAAGACGTTTGATGATGTTACGATCTCTACAACCGCCACGAATGGCATATACATTACCGGAGATAACGTAACTATCGATGGGTTCAAGATCACAGCCGGAGATGCTGGAATTTATGCATATCAATGTTCCGGAATAACGATCAAGAATTGCGAAATCTATGATTGTGACTTTTATGGAGTCCATTTAAAGGGAACCAAAAACGGAGACGCGTACGTAACTGGAGTCGATCATGAAGTAAGTGGTTGCACCTTTTATCGAATTACGGGCAGTTATCTTTCCTCGGCTATTTTTCTTGAGTATTGCAAGAACGCGACGATTCACAACAACGATGCCTATTTCATTCGTGATAAGGCGTTCAAAGATCAATATGGCAGCGGCAACGAATTTACGAATAACGTCGTATGGGTGAGCGGCGTAGGATTTGCCGTTGATTGGTACGCTCGCGGCTGCAAGATCAAAAATAATTGTGCTTATCATTGCGAACGAGGGATATATCTGCGAAGCGCAAGGGGCAGTTCGGATGAATGGAACGATATCGAGAATAATGTGATTTCCGATTTTGTCCATTCAGCGATTGAGCTTGCAATCGAGGGCGGGTATTCGGATTTTGTGCGGGTTCGATATAACGTTTTTAAGTCCGGCCGGGGAGGTGACTTTTATCTTCATGAAGATACATCGAATCTTGGAAACGCAATCATTATTGATTACAACATGTATCGCCAATGCGGCAATGGTCCCACGTATTGGTACAAAGATGAATACACCAGCAATACCGCTTCTGATCTGGCGACAATTCGAAGTGTAGCCGGGTATGAGGCGGAAGGAGTAGACTTCGATCCCCTATTGATCGAAAACTATGGCGTGGATTTCATTCCGGTTTATTCCCCGGCATGGTTGCGACTTGATCCGACCGTGGATAGCGTCTCCAGTGGATCTAACTCCAGTCAAGCGGTTGATGGCTGTAAATATACAGGCTGGGGGCCTACAACCAGTGGAACCAACGAGTGGATCATTTTGGATCTGGGGCTTTCGACAAGTTTCGATTATGTGATCATGTATCCCCGGGCGGATTCGGAAAGCTATAACCCCAAAGATATCCATATCGATACTTCAAATGACAAGAGTTCTTGGACGACGCGAATCATGACGACGAATGATACTTATGGATCACCGTTTATCTATAAGTTTTCGTCATCGGTTACAGCAAGATACGTTCGTTTTTATGTGTCTACCGTTCAAGGCGGATCGCAATGTTACATCGGTGAAATTGAAGTGGGGAGGTTGTCATCATGAGTTATGATACGCTTCCCGTAACGCCACAATATGCGCTTGCCGAGAAATCCAATTTCTCAACAATAAAGACCGTATTTGAGAATGGAGATGCTCAAACGCGACCGCGTTGGCCGAAGGCTCGTCGCAGCTGGGTCTTGCAATGGCACGCCGCGAGTTCTGATGAGGCTGAACAAATTGTCGCTTTTCTGAGAGATCATGTAGGACCGGCGGATGCTTTTTACGTGACCCTTCCGGATAAGGTTCCGCGGCCCTATAAGGCCCCCATTCTTGGATATGCTCTCGGTGGCTCATTGGGTTCCCGGACGCTCTATGCTCGATATACGTGGTACACGACTTCCGGTGAAACAACCGCTTCTTACAATTACGATTCGCTTGCGCTTACGAATGGACAGCTTTTGACGGTACAGGTTCGAGAAATTCCCGAGAATGTGGATTATGCTTTTGTTTATGTCGGTACGGCGCCGGATACGATGTATCGGCAGAATCTAATTGCGGAATCCTGGGGAACTTGGACCGAACCTACGAGCGGATATTCGACGAGCGGAGATTCTTTGCCTACGGAAAACACGCTTTCGGAAACTGCTCTCGTACGTTTGAAGGGCAAGAATGTTTCTGTAACCAAAAGATTAAGCAACGTTTATCTTGTGACGTTTGAGGTTGAAGAGGTGTTTGCATGAAAACGCTGAATCCGCAACTTATTCTTGAGAAGAACAAGCTCTATGCGGATCAGCCGTGGATTGTTCTTTTGGCGATTGAAGTTGATGACGATACGACTTGGCGGCTGGCGCTTTTTCCGGAAGATGTTTCATGGAACAATCAAACGTGGGAAGCTTTCCCGGCAATAATAGAACCGGTATCTGAGTCGATAGATCGTCCGCTTGCGGATTTGAGAATAAGCGTATCCAATGTGACGAGGGTTGTGTCTGCGTATGTCGAGAATACCAATCTTCTCGGCCGAACTGTTAACATTTATCTTATTCACAAGGGAAATCTTGACGTAACCAGCGACGTTTTGTCTTTTACGTATCGCATCAATTACATAGAAACTACGGCACAGGTTGCCGTTTTTGAATTGGGACACGAAGATCTTTTCATGCTTCAGTTCCCTTGGCAAAGATTTATTCGTGATAAGTGCAGATTCGTTTACAAAGATGACCGATGCGGTTTTCCTGAAGACAATTTCGGAGAGACTTCTACAGTCAATCTCAAGGTTGGTGGAGACGGAGAAAAAGGAAACGGCTGGTCAATCATAAACAGCGTTAACGTCGAAACAGCCGACATTAACATTACCAATGAAGGAGAGCTGACGATCCAAGCGGCCAGCGGAGGGCCATATCGATTTACGGGCTCCTATGTTCATGCTCCGATCATATGGAAAGATCTTTACGGAGATATTGATTTATGGACGACGCTCTCTTCTTGGAGTATTGGGGCTTATTCTGCGTTTTTCCTCGTCGCGAAGAAAGAAGATTATCCTACTGATTGGGTTTGTATCCGGACAACCGATTCTGGAGACTTGCGGTTTGAATCTACCAATAATTCGACTACGACGACCATTGGGACCGGCAATCTTCGTAGATCATGGCGAATCAAGATAGAACAAGGGATCGTTACGGCTTACAGCTCATATGCTGAAGATGATTCGAACTGGACGGAATTAGGCTCACTGACCAGAATTGATTTAAGGACCTATATCCGGGTCGGCTTTGGCGTTTCGACCGATAACGATGAAGCAAGCGGAGTTTTTTCATTCAAGCATTTTTCCGGAACGAATGATGGGCAGCCTACTTGCGATTACACCCTTGACGGTCCGAATGGTTGCCGTGCTCATCATAATACTTTGAGATTCGGCGGATTCCCCGCATTGCCTTCCGGGAGGCTTTATGGGATTTGAAAAATATCTTGGAATTCCTTTTCAATACGGCGGCCGAGACGAGAAAGGAATCGACTGTATTGGATTGGTTCTTCTTTACTTTCATGACATGGGAATAAAGATCAGAGATCCTATCAGCGGATGCTGTTCCGATTTCGAGAATATTTGCCTGAAGGAGGACGAGGATCTTTTTGAAAAGCTTCATGGCGAAGAATGGGAGAAGGTGATCGGAACGATACAAGAGCATGATGTTGTCACCTATTGGATGGAACGAAAAGGGCTTGCTTCCCATTGCGGAATCGTAATTCCAGGCGGAAGAGTCCTTCATGCTGTCCACAAGCAAGGAGTTATTGCTACGCCTCTTGCGAAGTTGGCGAATCATATTGTGGGGGCATATCGATGCCGACTGTTACAGTAATTCCCGACATTTTTAACACAAGCGCGAAAGTCGTTTATCGGGCTTCAGTCGGCCAATGCATAAGCGATGTCGTCGGCAATCGGTTTGAGGGGTTATCCGTACAGGTAATTCATCGGGGCAAGCCTATTAAGGAAACCCAGGAGTTTTTGCGTTCCTACATTTTTTCCGACAATTACGATCAGGTTACAATTCGGGTCCTTCCTTCGGGTCTCGGTGCCTTTTTAACCGGACTCATTATTTTTGCTGCAAGCACGGCTGTTTCTTTTGCCATTCGGGCTCTAACTCCTACCCCGAATAAGAAGCTTTTTGATAATTCCGAGAACTCTCCCACATATGGTTGGGACGGAATTCAGAACACAACGCACAACGGCGCAATCATTCCGATTGTTTACGGACGACATAAAGTCGGCGGACAGGTTCTCAGCTCTTTTACAAAAGTGCTTGCAGACGACCATCATGCTCTTTACGAGCTTTTGGGAATTTGTGCGGGTCCGATAAACGCCATTTGTGGAATCCCTCAAGCGGAAGATGCTCTTACTGGAGACGAGATTCCAACGACGCTGAAGATCAACAACAATTCTGCCGGTTTGTATGCCGACACGACAGTTTATCTACGAATGGGCGAATGGAATCAATCCGTAATTGAAGGATTCGATGATTCCATTGATGGTAAGCCTCAGAATGTCGAACTCGCTTACAATTCCTCATATACCTATACGACCACGTCAAAGGTGCAAGCGGTAGACCTTCTGTTCCGGTTCCCCTCCGGTCTTTTTGGGCAAGGCCAATATGGAGACATTCAGCAATACAATATTTCAATTGAAATCAAATATCGTGAAGTCGGCGCTACCGATTGGACGACATGGGGAACAAAAACGATTTCAGCTATGACTCGATCGCAATACAACGCGATTGCTGAAATTCGAGGGCTTGACGCTGCTCAATACGAGTTTTCTATTACTCGCATTACCGAAGACGATGACGCGTTTCACGTTTCTACGGTTTATTTGATCGGCGTCAATGAAATTACACTTGATGATGTCGCCAACAACGGAATCGCTTGTATCGGAATCAAGGCTCTTGCAACGGAACAGCTTCATGGAAAGCTTCCGACCATTACAAGTATCGTTCATGGGAAAGAATGTACAGTATATCAGCCTGGCGACGATTTCGGAGCTGATACTCAACAGGATTTTCTTGAAAACGATTATACGAAGAAGCTGTGGGGCTGGTATGCACAGCGTATGAGTCATGCCGCTTTGTGCAAGACGCACGTAATTTCGCCTCGAACTCTTTTCTTTGAGCACACGACTGACGATGCAACGTCTTATGATCTTTCTTCAAGCGATGTAAGTGGTCCATTTGTCTACAAAAAAATCGGTTGGAGGACTTCGCTTTATCTTGATGACATGGACGTAAGCGTGAAAGTTGAGGCTGTTTCCATGTCGGATGGACAAGGTGTCGATCTGGTCGCGAAGCCGCCGGATGTTGTGAACGACGGTATTCAAATAGGAATAGTCAATGACGGCGGGACGATCAAATGGCGATTCCGAACTGGATATCCAGCCTATGCGGATCAGACCTTTGCGGTAAGCGGAAGTCCCAGTTTCTATTACTTGAGAATCGTCAAGGACGGGCTTTCCTTTTTCCTTTATACGTCGGAAGATGGAAGCACTTGGACTCAACGAGGAAATTACTCTCAGACGATTTTCTGGGAAGACACCAATCATGTCGGAATAGCATTTTATGATGAAAACGGATCTTCAACACCCCTTCAGGTGCGCGTTTCCGAGTTTTCTTTCTCAGACAGCGACACCTATAGCATAGAATGTACGAATAATCCCGCTTGGGTCGTTTATGATATCTTGACGGACGATCACTGGGGGCTCGGTAATTACATTGATTCCGACCAGATTGATCTTGATTCATTTATCTCTTTTGCTTCTTACTGTAATGAACAAGTCAATGATGGCCACAATGAGACACATCGTCGTTTTCGATTTGATGGGGTCTTTGATGCGGGAAATCCGGCATGGGATTCCGTTCTGAAGCTCCTTGCGAATTATCGTGCGATCCTATTGAAACAGGGAGATAAAATTCGAGTCGCATGGCAGCGGCCACAGTCTGCGGTTCAGCTTTTTGCGATAAGCAATATCGTAAAAGATTCGTTCTCAGCAAGCTATAGGGCCCCGGCTACGGATGCGAATTATTGGGAAGTTCAATTTCTTAACGAAGAGAACGATTACGAGCAAGATTATGCTGTTTTCGTAGATCCCGACATGGAGGCTGGAGAACCTTATCGTCGAAAGACGATTCAAGGATATGGCATAACGCGTCCTTCAGAGGCTTATCGTCTGGCGTTATTCAAAGCGAAAGAGAACCGGTATGTTACTCAAAGCGTAAAATTCCAGACTGGAATCGATGCTGTGGCCTGTGAGCCTTATGACGTTATCCTTGTTCAGCATGATGTTCCTCAATGGGGAACGGCGGCTGGGCGCGTTGTGACTGGAACTCCGACTTCGATCAATCTCGACAGACAAGTGACATTAGAAGAAGGGACGACATATCAAGTCACGATTCGACACGAGGATGATACGATTGAGACGCAGACCGTGATCAATAATCCGGGACCTACAAAAACGCTTACAGTTTCCGGATGGACAAGAAATCCGTATCCAGATGAAGTCTGGGTTGTGGGGCCTACCAGTACGGTTACAAAGCCTTTTCTTGTGACCCAGATTCGGCGGACCGGGGATATGGAATGTGAAATCGAAGCCGTAGAATATCAAGAAGACATTTACGATGATTCTACACTGAGGCTTTCAAAGATTTCCTACTCTCAATTGAGCGATCCTCGCCAGATGCCGGAAGACGTTTCCGGTCTTATGCTGGCGGAGCGAGCGCAAGTCATGAAAGATGGTTCGGTTCAAAGCGTAGTTGATGTGACTTGGTCTGCGGCGCTTGGTGCTGCCTCTTACGATGTCTACTATCGCGAACATGATCAGGAGAATTGGTTGTTTGCGGGATCATCTCAAGGGCTTCATTTCGTGCTTCAGGGGGTTCTCAGAGAAGACGCAACATATGATGTTGCGGTTGTGTCCGTAAATCCTTATGGAGGAAAACGAAGTCCGGACGTGGCCCCTCAGTCTACAATTACCGTTGAGGGAAGAACGGAACGGCCTCCTGATGTCTCTTCAATCTCAATTTCGCGGTTCGGGGAAACTTTGCTTATTCGTTGGGAAGCCGTAGATGCGCGGGATCTTTTTGGTTACGAAGTCCGATACAGCGATCAGAATTCGTGGCCGGAAGCCACCAGGCTTGGTTCAATCGTTTTTGGAACTGAAATCGTAACCAGTGATTTTCAACCGGGGAATCGTTGGTTCATGGTAAAGGCTTTGAACCGTTCCGGGATCTATTCCGAAAATGCTGCATCCGTTCAGGAGTCGGTTCCGGACCGTCCGGGAGAAAATATTGTCGTAACCCGCAATGAAGTAACCGAGGGTTGGGACGGCACAAAAACATTTATGCATGTTGACGGTTCAGAGCTTGCCCTTGATAGCAATTATTTGAGCGGGAAGTATGAGACTCCTGAGATTGATGCTGGCGCTTCGGTTAATGCATATGTGACTTGTGCTGTTACCGCGGAACAAAATACGGCTTCTCCGACTTGGGACGAGGCCACATTTTCTTGGGACAGCGATACGGCTGCAAATCTTACTTGGGAAGCCTTGGATGATTCTCCGAAGATTACGAAGACAATCGAATTCAGGTATGGAGACACATCCGGAAATCTCGGTTCTTATCAGACGTTTCAGGCCGGGTATTATTCCGGACGATATTTCCAGTTTCGAGTGACGATTGAAATTGTATCTCTTGCTTATGGCGGCAAGATTACGAATATGCTTACGCAGATTGATCCTCCTGAGACCGTTGAGAGAGGAACGAATGTTTCTATCGCTGCGAGTGGGCAGACAACCATAAGCTTTTCTTCTTTCAATGTGACGCCGAGTTTTTCGGCAATTCCTCACGGAGGCTCGGCTGGTGATAACGTGGTTGTAGATTCCGTATCTTCAACTCAAGCGCTTGTGAGATATTTTAATGGTTCGGGCACACAGGTTGCCGGTACAATTGATTGGACTGCAATAGGATATTGAGCAATGAGTCAGACTTGGTATGACATTGTAGGAAGCTGGTCACTTCAGAATTCACGAGAGCCGATTAATCAGAATTTTGAGGCTCTTCAAAGTTCCTTCAGCGGGACTACGTTTCCAACGTCTCCTGTTGCAGGACAACTTTTCTTCAGGACTACGGATACGACTCTCTGGCAATATGATGGTTCTGACTGGAAGCAGCTTTTTGACGTAACGAGTGATTATGGTGGACTTCTGCCACGATCGGCGGGTTCTTCTTATCCGCTTACGGGTGATCTTTATTGCGGGGGCCATCAGTTGAAGAATGTTGGTTCTCCGGATGCGACATCAGATGTGGCGACCAAGAGCTACGTGGATACGCTCATTCAACAGCATGATCACGACGGAAGCGATCCTACTGATTCTCATATTGACTGGAAGGATTTAATTGCTTCTGGGGACACCGCAAATACATTGCTTTATGTCGCCAGCGGCGGAACGCTTGAGAATAAACACTGGGATGCTGATGAAACTTGGGCTGATATGAGCACAACGACTTCATATCAGGACATTGCTTCTACTGATGTTTGGGCGTGGAGTGGAGAAAAAAAGCTTATTCTTTATGGATTTCAGGTGACATCAACGTGGTCAACGCCAAAATATAAGGTTTTGTGCGATACCAATGAAGTCGTTTCAGAAAGAAGCGCAGGAGGAAATATTATTTCTGTTGCTACTTATACTCCGAGCGTTTCTGCAACATATACATGGAAGATTCAAGTTTACTCTAATCCCGGAGGAGAAACTGTATCAAGACGTTTCATCGTAGTTCTTTAGGAGGTAAAAGATGGCGACTCTTTCAACCAGTGCTCGAAACGCAGCGTGTGATGCGATTGTAGATCTGATCGATTCCGGATCTACGAATTCGGCAGGACAAATTGAATTTCAGACTTCGGCGAATGCTGAGGTTGCGACTTGCGCTATGTCGAATCCCGCTTTTGGGTCTGCGGCCAGCGGAACGGCAACCGCAAACTCGATTACGTCCGACACTTCGGCGACCGGCGGGACTATTGATCACGTTTCAATCCAAGATCGAGATGAAAACGAGATCATGCAATGTACGATCGCAACAGACTCATCGGCTGATTTCCAGATTAGCTCTCTTGTGATATCGTCCGGCGATACCGTGGGCGTATCCTCGCTCACTGTGACGGTTAACGCGTAGCGCACGAGGTGATATGATGACGGACAGTCCCAAACGAAAGTTCGGGGGCATTGCGGTAGTCCGGGCCCCCGATGGTCGAATTCGGGTCCAAAACCCGGACGGCTCGACGAGGCTCGTTACGGATGCTGAATGGGAAGAGATTCTCAGACAGCGCTCAGAAGGGGCTCAGAGGCCCCAGGAGGCCGTTCAGAATGGCGGTTGAGCTTCTGATCCTTGCCAACAACGGAGGCGGAGGAAGACGCCGTGGGGCCGTTATATGCGTTAAGGAGGCCCCGGACGGTCAAGAGATCTCCTGGGGACGGGACGAAGGGCCGCCGCATTTTGTGATACTCCGGATTCCGGGAATCATGAAAAAGGACCTTGATCCTCGATTCCTGGAGTTCGGAGGACATCACAGCCGGACCCTCGTTCAGCTGGACCGCTTTTCTGAGCGCCAGAAGGCCGCATTTCGGCGATCTCGGCGTCATACGGTCCAACTATCGGAGGTCACGTCAAAAGCCGTAGATAGGGGCCCTACGTGGCTTAAACAAGCCGATGTGGAGGCTTTATCGCGAGAGGTGCCTAAATGAGCCTTATTCCCTCTGCTTATCGGATAGACTGGACCAATGCCGGCCGGGAAGGCGGAATTCCGTACTATCCCGCTGGCGAGAATGTCCGGGATCATGGTGCACGAGGGGATGGGGTCCACGACGACACCACGGCGATCAAGAACGCCATTGCGGCGGCGGCTGACGGCACTGCCATTATATTTCCGCCCGGAAAGTACAAAATCACAAGCAAATTGATTTTGCCCTCGAACGTCTGTTTGAGGGGATGCGGCTCAGACAACACCCTCCTTTCCTTTGACTTGGGAGGCGCTAAAGCCCCATGTTTCGATGTCGTTAAATACGACGAAGGAAGTATGGTTTCCGTATCAGGGAGTCCACAAAAAGATGATACGGGATTTACGGTTTCAAGCGCCTCCTCTTTTTCTGTTGGCGACGTGGTTGAGATCCAAGAGGAGAATGACGCGGATCTCATGTATACGAAATCGGAATGGGAAAGCGGATGGAATAATAACTGGGCTTCTTCATCGCTGATAGGGGCGGTCGGTCAACTTGCTGTGATTACTGCCATCAATGGAAATACGCTTTCAATCGATCGCCCTTTACATATCGATTTCCATTCCGCAAGGAACCCAAAAGCCCGACGCCTTGGTATGGTCGAAGACGTTGGGTTTGAGGATTTCAAAATCGAGCGCACGGATACGAATGCGACGGATTACGGAAGCTCGAATATCCGTTTCAAGTATGCTCGGAATTGCTGGGCTTTACGCATTGAAAGCTATAACTGTGTGAATAATCACTTTGAGTATAGCCGTGCGATGAACATCACTGTGAGATCATGCTATGTTCATCATGCGGATCGTTATGAAGGCGGTTGCGGTTATGGTTTTAATATGTACGCCCACACTACCGATTGCTTGGTGGAAGATTGTATCGCCAATCATCTTCGCCATGCTTTCCTTGTCCAGGTGGGAACGAATGGGTGCGTCTTTGCATACAATTATTCCCGTGACCCTTATGGAGACGTAGGCGGAAGTTATTGGTTCTCTACTGATCTTGAACTCCATGGCTTCTACCCTTTTATGAATCTCTACGAGGGGAATCATATTCAATACGTTTCCAACGCTGGATATTGGGGACCTTCCGGTCCGGGCAACACGTTTTTACGGAACTTCATCGAATCAAAAGATATTGATGTTAAAGACTATAGTCATTACCAGAACTTTCTTTCGAATGATCTGGCGCATGATTATCAGGATTTTAACGTAGAAGCTTCGGTGGAAAACTTACTGAGGTATTCCAACAGGCGGCCGTCTGGTTTTCTTACAGGAGAAAGTTCGGGCACGCCGGAAGACGGATATTTCTATTCTTCTACGCCAGACTATTTCGGTGCACTTCCTTGGCCTCCATTCGGATTTCCTGTAACGTTTGGAGCCAACACGATTCCCGCAAAGATAAGATACGAGACAATGGGAGGTTGAATCAATGGCTGTTGAAATTCTTGTGCTTGCAAAAGACGGAACCGATCGAAAAGCCGGAACGATTGTAGCGATTAAGGAATGTGAAGACACTGAGACTTGCGTCTGGGGATCAGCGGAATGCCCTCCGACGTTTCACGTGATTCGCATTGATGGGAAGAAAATTGCGGACCTTCCGAAAGAATGGCTGGAGTATGGTGGGCATAAAAGCCGCGCTCTCATAGACAAGACGAAGCTTGATGCTTCGGTTCAAGCAAGTCTTGACAAAGAGATAAGGGTGAAGGTGGATCATTCGAAATTCGCTCTTGCGGTAAGCGATCAAGGAAAAGATTGGCAGCCAAAAGAAACGATTCCGGATGAAGAAGATGGTGGAGAAATTGCGACCGGCTGAGAATAGAAGGAGAAAGAGATGGCAGATCTCGTAACTTGTGTTGTTGATCCTGGCGGCACTGGGAATTACACGAGCCTTAACGCAGCCGAAGCAGGGGCTTTTACGCTTGGCGCTGGCAACGAAGATCTTGTTACGCAGAATAAGTACATCGAATGTACTTGCAAATGCACCAACGGAGCAGCGGATACGACACCAGTAACAATCAGCGGATGGACGACCGATTCCACCCATGATATTACGATTAGCGTGCATTCCGACTATCGACATTCAGGCAAATGGGTGGATAGTGGGAATGTGTATCGGATGGATGTAAGTTTAGTTGCAATTACATCAGACACAGCATATGTGGAAATAGGCTATTTTCTTGTAAGAATTACACCATCTGGAATAAATAAATATGCTTTTTATTTACAAGGAGACAATAATATAGCTTATAATTGTGTGGCTGTCGCTCAAAACGTAGGGTCGTTAACATCAATTAGAGGATTTTATGGACGCAATAATACAAGCGCGGGCACAAAAACCATAAAGTTCAAAAATTGCATTGCCTATAATATGGGAGCAAATGCAGGCAATTACGGATTCGTGGGATATTCAAATACAGGCAGCGCATTAAACTTGTTTATTTATAACTGCGTATCCATAAGAAATTCATATGGCTTTATACTTTTGGCTGGTTCTGTTACGCTCACGGTTAAAAATTGCATTACTTTTGACTGTTACACAGATGGCTTCTCCGGTGCCTTTGACGCCTCCTCTACTAATAATGCTTCAGATTACGATGACGCTCCTGGCTCCAACGCGATAGCTCTTTCCTCCTACTCCGCCTCCGATATCTTCGCCGATCCCGATAACGATGACTATCGCCCGAAAGCCCCTAATGGTGTGAGTGCCAACGATTCACCCATTTACAGGGCGGGAGCCAACCTGTACTCGGATGGGGATTTGGCGGTTACTGATGATATCTTGGGTAACTCCAGGTCGGCTTCTATTAACTTCGACGTGGGCGCATTCCAGCTTCAGACTCAGAGTAGAGTGGTATATGTTGACCCGGGTGGCACGGGGGATTATACGTCGCTCAACGCAGCTGAAGCGGCCAACTTCGGAGGTGATGCCGATCTTGTCACCTATGACGAGACCCGGACGTGTTGGTGTCGGTGTACGAATGGAAGCTCAGATACGACAGCCGTCACCATCTCAGGCCAGACTACCGATTCGACGCATGACATTACGATAGACGTCGAAGAAGCATACAGACACAAGGTTGTTTGGCCCAGTTCGGGGAATGTGTATAGGATAGAGGTTAGTGGAACAAACGGTTTTGCTATATTGGTTCCCTATGTATCTGTAGCCCATATTGCCGTTAAAGTGTCTGGAACAACAGGCACCCTAAAAGCTTTTTATGCTAATAGTACAGAAACTTATTTTTCTTCTTGTTTTGGTCAACTGTCTGGTAGCGGCCTAACTCCTTGGGTTTTTTATGCATACAATACTACTGATGGTGTGACTATCAAGACATATTTCAGTAATTGCATTGCAGTTACCTTTGCTGGATATGGTTTTAGGAATTATCTCAGTGGTACAGGATCTATTATAACTTATGTTTATAATTTTACTTCTGTGGGGGCTGCAACTGGAATTAGAGATGCTGTTGGCAGCTCAATAATAGCTAAGAATTGTCTTGTTTTTGACTCTGTTGACGGTTTCGCGGGCACCTTCGACGCTGCCTCCACAAACAACGCTTCAGACACCGGTGATGCTCCCGGTTCCAATGATGTAGATCTTTCAGGCGTGGATGCAGACGATCTTTTTGTCGACTACGACAATAACGATTTTCATCTCGTGAATCCGTATACTGCGGTTTCAAAACAAGGCGTGAATCTCTCTGGGGATATTGATTTTCCCATTACGGATGACATTGACGGCACGACTCGTCCGCCTTGTGGTCCTTGGGATATAGGTGCGGATCAATGGTCGATAGATCAACCGAATACGCGGTGGCCTAATGCTGGAGGAATTGCTTATCCGGTTGATCCGGCCTATGATACTTCTAAGCGTAGAAAGCGCCGCCAAAAAGATCTGTTAGAGAGGCTCGTTCCGCCTAAACGCAATCCACCCCAATAATGGAGGACTTCTTTATGCGACTCCTGAAGTATGTTTTTCTGGCCCTTGCGTTGTTTTGTTTTGTGAGCGCCGCATCGAGTTGCTCAGTCAATAAGCAATTCGTTTCTGCGGTGGATTCGGCATGGTCTGTCATCGGTCCTGAATACGAAACCTACGTAAAAGCAGATCCCAATCTTGCTGAATCTTCTAAAGCTACCCGCTTGCGTACGGCCAAGATCCTTACCGAAACGATTGAGGAGGCAAAGAAGAAATGAACAAATTCGAAGACCAGATCAAAGATATCGTCTCCTCGTTTATCAAAGAAGTTTTCGGTGCGGCCGAAGAATCAGCGGAAGAGTATGCCGGGGATATGGCAAAAGATCTCGCCCTTTACCTTCGTATGGCGCATAACAGCGATGACGAGGAAGCCAAGCGGAACTTGAAGCATTTGAAGGCTCAAGCGCAACTCTTGGCGGCAAAGCACGCTATCGCTACGAGTAGAGCCTCAAGTGAAGTACTCACCCAAGCCCTCGCCATGGCGGCACAAATCGGCTTGTCGATTCTAAAGAACATGATTGCTTGAAAGGAAAATCCCAAAATGAAAGAGATTCTCAACAAAATCGGCGGACGCAAATTTCTTATGCTTCTTGTCGCTATAATCCTCGTAGCGCTCAAGGATGTAATCGGTCTTGACGAAGAGGCTATAAACAAGATCGTAATTCTTGCAATCGGCGGCTCAGGTACGATCGCTCTTGAAGATGGTCTTACCGGACTCTTGAACTCGAAATCCAAGTCCAAGCGGTAATGAACAGTAAGGCGGGCGGTTGGTTATTTTTTTCAACCTTAACTGATGTTTTGTCCCCTAAACGCGAGTTACGTGGTTGATGTGGCCCACACAGAAGCTGTTTGACTCCCAATCGAACATTTTGTAACCGTCCGCCTTTTTTCAAAAAAAGAGCCGCGAACCTTTCCTCGTTCTGTCGGATCTCGCGAGGACTGGTCGCGGCATTTTTACGTTATCGTCTTCGACCTTCGGCTTCAGATTGCGTTTCTACGGATTGGCCTTTCGGTGATTACACAAGCTACCCAGCCGAAGACGGAACGATTTTGCTTTTAGATTGAGCAATCCTCTTTTTGGATTTGCTCTCTAAGCTTCTGTTCTTCCATTTTGCGGCGATTATCCATTTTCAAATGTTCGTTCTGCACCAGAAGGGTTTCGATAATTTCTTCGAGTTCAGTAACTTTCCGAATCGCAATCAAAGACGCGATCAGGAATCCCAGGAAGACTCCGCCGATTCCGCTCAGAACATAAAACATGCCTGCCTCCTTTCGAATGAAATCTCATTGAAAAAATGGCGCGCTCGGCTTGAACGGGCAGGGGTACCAGGGTGTTAGTTTCGCCTTTGTTGGAGTCATATTCTCTTCTCTGGAGTTTGTCGGTAAGGTCTGGTCGTTTCGCATAAAAGGATTTATGGGTAGGACCGAGCGCGCTTTTCATTCCTGTTTGTTTTCTTTTACCACAACTCCGATTTCAAAACCGCTATCGTAACGGCGCATGAGATTGTAGAGCGTCTTGACGTTGATACCGAGCTCTTTTGCAGCTCGCATTTTATTCCCCCCGTGTCTCTGGAGGGCTCCGATTACGGCATGGCGTTTGATCTCATCAAGGGTGATGCCTCCGTTCGTCTTCGCTTTTCTCAGGATCGTATTCAGATAGGCCGGAATTTCACTCTCCTCAAGATCATGAATCCGGGTCAAAGTGTTAAGTAGGGACTTAACATAAGAATGGATCTGATCGGTCATGATTTGAATGAGCCGTTGTCGGGCCGAGAGGATAGCTTCTGTGGCGATTCTTTCGCACAGGTCTCGGACTAAGGCTTCGTCTTTGAACTCGTCTAAGAGCCCCATAGAATCCCCCAGAAAAGGCTATCGGAGTAGGGCGCAACCACCAGGTGCCTCGGGTTTTCGCCAGTCTTTAATCATCCAATACCAAGGGGTCCAGTCCGACTCGACAAGGGCTTCAGAGACGACTTTAACCTTCAGTTTGTACCGGCCGTCTGAGATTCCCTCTATATCGGCCCAGAGGGGGGCTACAATCGATTCTCCCGGTTTGGCATGGATCTCCCTATGGATCGTCTTAGGCTCGCCGGAAGGGGCCCCAGAGGCGCTCACAGGGACGATCTCCACGGTGGCTGTCGCAATGGCGATATTCTCGTAGGGATCGCAGATCAGTTTAACGGTTTCTGAACGAGGAAGGACCCAAGGATCAGCCTCGGTCCCGGAACCAGCCGCGGGAGTCCCCGGGGGGAGCGCCGCCCCGAAGACAAGCATTCCGGCAAGAATAATAGTTAAGACTCTGCTAAACCTTATCCTCATCTGATTCTCCTTCCTGCTGAGGCTCGACTTCATCTTCATTTTCGGGATCTCTTTCTTCGTTTTCAATAGAAAAGTTGGGGGTTTCGGGAAATTCGGGCCAAGGGGAATATCGCCATCCCTCGGGAGTCAAGCGATATGTGCGGATCTCTTTGCGAAGCAAGATAGCTGTAGCAAGCTCGGCCATAGCACCATTAGAGGCCGCACTATTAGGAAGAAGGGCGAGCATATCCGAACGCTTCACGAGCTCGCGATATCCTTCGAGAAACTGTTCTTCCGGAACGACTCCCCCCATAAGCGCGGAATTCATATGGGGGCATATCACAGACCATCCTTGTTGCCAGAGATGATGTGCGAGAGTTCTGGCCAGGATGATATTGTGAATGAGCTCATCATGGTTTTGAGCGTTGTAACGTCCTGAGACATATGCGACTTTCATTTCTTCTCCTTTCAGAAGACGGTTTCTCCTTCTTTTTCCCAGGGCTTCTTATCAAGATCGCTGATCTTTACCTTTCGTCGGCTCTTGTTTGTTCCGATCAAGACATGATCATTCAGTTTCCACATCGCGCCTGTAGCAGGATCGACAAGCAGAAGCCCGATTAATCCACCGAAAAGAATGTTCCCTACATACCACGGATCGAGGGTCGCGGAAAACTGTTGCTTTGCCACGGGCTTTCCTTCTTCCAAGATCGAAAGCGTATATCTGGCGGGACCGAAGAATCCGGTGCTTGCTGGAAGAGTCAATGTCGTCGGCGTCTTTCCTTCGTACATGGTCCGACCATACTTGTCTACAAGAGAAACTTCTTTCCCTTTCGGGAATGTTTCTATCGTTACCGGATAATTGGCGTGACTCACGATAGAAGCGCAACCAGATGCAAAGACAAACAAAAGAGAGATCAACATTTTCATTCTTTCTTTTCCTTTCTTTCATCGATCTGTTCAAATCCATCACAAGCCTCAAGCCATACGGGATCGAAATTCCAAGGCCAAGCAAACCAACCGTTCTTTATTCCGTGAGGATCAGCTTTAATTTTAAGCTTTTCAGCGGCTATTACATCCATTTCCGCTCGAAGTATAACAAACAGCCTCAACCGATCAGAGGGAAGAGTTTCTTTTGTTGCTGGATGTGTACACTCTGAATGTGCGTTCCCGGGAAGCGGAGCCCTCCACTTACACTCATAACAATTCGGTTTGTCTTCTTTCATGATTCGGTCTCCTTTCGTTCTACCGGTTCCGTTGTTATGCGTTTGAATTTCTTGAATAGCGTTCCGCAGTTACAGATGAGAAGAGGGTCGCAGTCACCCCAGAAGTCTTTACTACATCTCCATCCGCATTTCGGACACTCCATCCAGATGTAGTAAAGATGATCCTTAAATACTCCTTGAAGAGGCTTGTTTACTTGAGCCTCCATGTCATGGCGACGCCCTCTTATCCGATATCGTAATATATCTGTTTGCTCTCGAACTTCAGCCAGCCAAATACGGAAGACTTGAAAGCCTGGATGAATCCATAATGAATGCATCACAGAATCAATTTCTTTCAATTGATTATCAAGAAGCTCCTCCATTCTTGATAGAAATGTAATGGCTTGCCCTACGGCGTGAAAGGCTCTTTGGCTAAGCATGTTCTTTTCCTTTCGTTAATAGGTGTAATACCCATGCTCTTTCATCCATCGTTCGTAATCTGAATGGCTCGCTCCACGATTATTCCACGGCGCGAAAGGATCATTTTGATAGAAGCGATTATTCCAAGGTTTAGAAAGATCGTTTTTACTTCCAGGGTCATTCCATGGCATCAGAGGATCTGTGTTCCTGAATTCTTTGCTCATTTTATATTCTTTCTTTCATTTCCATATTGTGATTTCAGCGTCAGGATTTTCTTTACATGCTTGTAGACAGTTTTCTACAAAATGCACAAGGACTTCGTAACTACCCCAGCCGTTAGGAGGGTTGAACTTCTTGAATCGTTCTGGATCACTTCTGAGAAGCGCCAGACCTTTTTCAAGGGGTTCAATGATTTCTTCTGCATATTGATACCCATTTTCTTGCGGACGCCATAGGCATCGATAGATTCCGGCCGCTTTTGCCATTTCTCCAAGATTATGAGTAACGTTTCCGGAGAAGACTTCCGTTCTTCGTAAGGCGGTTAGGTAGAAATCAAGGCTCATCTTTCTTCTCCTTCCTCAGTTTCTCTTCTTCTTTACGAAAATCGATCAAGACCGAAAGAACTTCCGTATCCAGATCGCCTAATTCGTGATAGAACTCGCTCGCGGAATCTCGAAGAGACTCGAACTTTTCTCGCAATTCTCCGATCTTGTCGTGAATCGCATCGATGCTCACTCTCATTATTTGGATCTCTCGGTAAAGATCTTGACGGCTGATTTCTTCTTTCTCGGACATTTCTTGTTCCTCCATTGAATGAAAACTTTCGATACAACTACGACGGCCACAAATTCTACAAGGCATGTTTTTCTCCTTTCTCAATCCACCATTGCTTGACCTTATACAAAAGCTTAATTTGCTTTTTGACGAGATTTTCGCAGGTAGAGCATACAACTTGTCTAAATGGGAGAAGAATCGGATGTTGATAATCGAAATGCCAAGCCCAAGAGCCGAACGGATATTCTCGACATCCAAAGGTTTGATTATATTTTACGACTGGACATTCCCAACAATCGCCATCAATAAAAAGTCTGCATAGAGCAAACTCATAATCACAATAATTTCTCTGTATTCCTCCCTCGAATGCGATCTTTTCCCATTTGCGGATCGAGCCGTCGATAGCCTTCAGGATTTCATCTTCATTTCTTTTGCTCATCCATCGCCTCCTCCAGTAGGTTTCTTGCAAGCTTTAGATGATATTCTACAAGGTCCAGCTTATTGGATCTTTTTGACCAAGGAAGCTTGCTGATCTCATGTTCAACTTTCCAAAGAGCATCAAGAATTTCTTTTATATCGGCAATAATATCTTTCATAACTTCTCTACCAATTCTTGAATGGCCTTAAGATACTTTATAGAAGATTCTTTAATCTCTTTTGGATCATCTCTATTCAGTAAAAGGAGCAAGAGATCTCCTAC